ATCGGCAATACTCTGGCAATGTCCGCGAAGTCCACCACTAACATTGATAACGTGGCACTGCACCCACACTACACCCTTAGCGTGCGGCATGACTTGGACCTTGGGGTAATCCACGTATCCAGAGCTGCGATATCCGAATACTGCACCAAGACCGGGGCTAACTTCCGCAAGGTCGAAGCTGAACTGGTAGCGGCACGAGTTGTCACCAACAAGAATGCACAGAAGGTCTTGGGGGCGGGAACCAATTACGCCAAGGGGCAGGTACGTTGCTGGGTGGTGGACGCTACAGCAATTAACGGTGGCGCAGTTGGTGCTGCTAAGATAATCCCTACGCTCAACACTGTAGTCCCAATGCGGCAGAAAGGGGCGGCAGCATGAACGAGCCAGTACAGTACGAGAAGGTACCCTACATAGCTGACTGCATACAGTGGAGGGGGGACAACGCGGAGGCTGTCATTGCCTTGCTACCCGAAGATGCGAAGGCGTCAGTATCCACCATATACCTAACCATCCGATACCGAGATGGGATAACCACGTTAGTACCTGGGTGGTGGGTAGTCCGCGGGCAGAATGGGGAAGTGAAGTGCTACGACGACGCAACACTCCACGTTAAGTATCGCCCCGTGGTATTTGGGCGATAGATTTTGCTAGACTACACGCCGGTTATTGCGTGTAGTTAAATTGCTCAGCGCTAGACGAACTCTGACCTGCGCTAACGCTGTTCGAGTAGGATATACCGGCGGAGTTCGAGACACTGGATGTTAGCCCGCCGTGTAAATTCACCGCCGACAACGCAGACGCCGCCAACTGGGCTGACACCGTTGCCCCCGCTTTTGTTGCTTCTACCAAGAGTGTTACCTGCTGAATCAGCGTCTGTATGTTTGCCTTTGCCGCCTCGATGCGCACGTCAGCGGCAGCTACGGCAACATCGGATTCAGCTTTGTACACGGTTGCTTCCGCGTTGACACGGGACGCCTCACCTTGAGTCTTGCTCTCGAACGCCCGGGTTTCAGCATCGAAGACGCTAGTTATCGCGCCTACTCGGGCAACTTCTGCATCCACCTCTACCCGGTACGCCTCAGTACGCGACTTAAATAAATCCATCGGCACTTCCTGACCTACCTTAATCTCAGCGTTTTGTACTGCTACCTGTGCATCTACGAATGCCCTAAACCCATTCACTTGGCTGCCGTAGGCGTCCGCTTGCGCCTTAAACACGTCGACCTTAGATACCTCAGCGCGTACCTGAGTGGCGTACGCATCATACTCCGCAGCCTTAGCGCGTACTGTTTCTCCATAGGCTCCGACCTGTGCAGCGTAAGAATCTATCTGCACCTTGTTCGCGCCTGCGACGGCGTTAGCAGCCTCTACTTGGGCGCGGAACACATCGACGAGGGCCTGTGCCGCAGACACTTCAGTACGGTATATGTCTACGCGTTGCGAATTTAGCGTACCGATTAGATGCTGACCCTCCAGCTGAGCCTTATATATCTCCAGCTTGGTTAGCTCGGCCTGTATCGCAGCTCGATAGACCTCTACCTGAGCTGCGTATGCCTGCACTTCTTCACGGTAGCGCCCTACTGTCTCGCGGTAGATATCTATAGCTACTTGCTGTGAGAAACGTGCGACGTCAAATGCACGCTGCGCAATTTGGTTGGCGTAGGTTATAAGCCCTTCCTCCACCTTCCACGCTTGCTCGAACGCAAAGCGGCGGTTAGACTGCTCAAGGTCTGCCTGCTTAATCATTACATCACGGGACAGTGTACTGCCAGCATTTTGGGCGTCCTGTGTGGCTGCCAGAAGCTCGGTAGACATTGCGCCCGGAGGTTTTCTGAACCCGCGTGTTGCGAACGAGCGTAGCACCTCCTGCGCTTTGCGTAGTGAGTTCGTAGTCTCACGCGCACGCCCCTGGTCCCATATCGCCTGTTCCACAGCTGGACTTAACCCCGTAGCCGCGCCGTTCACCCAGAGCAGTAGCTGTGCGCGTAGGTCGGTAAGCAACCCCGAGGTGTACGTGGTATCTGCGAAACTGAAAATGTAGTCAGGAGCTAGTGGCGAGTCTGGCAGCACCGCAGTAAATGTAGGCAATGTGAGTAGCGGGGTAACCGGCACATCCACCCCAAGTAAATCAGGCACTTCTGGCAGTGTTAGCGGCTGCTCGGCGGGGATGATTACGTCCGCGAGGGTAGGTACCGAAGGTAGTTGAGCGGATAGCGGCGCGGGCACGGCTATGTCTAGGTTTACAACAGGTACCTCAGCAGTGAACTCAGGTGCTCCACCAACGTCCAGAGGAGCTACGGTCGCTAACTCCGGCTCTACCGGTACAGCAGGTAAATTTAGTGTTGTGCCTGTTGGGTCGGCAGGGGGGTTTGTTGGAATATATGGGTGGATGACCTGTGTAACAGGCCCAAGCTCATCCGAAACGATAGGCAGATTCGCCAACCCAGCGGTAACCTGCGCCAAACTATCTATAAAGTTTTCCGCGTCTGTAAATGCCGCATCGGCGTATCCTGTCGCTCTGCTCCAGCCGTTGACCACCAGCTGGGAGGTCATATTATCCTTATCCGTTATCGGGACAAAAGCTAAGGGGTCTATGGTGGGTAGCGTTAGTGGCATATTATTAGTTCCTTGTGTTTAGCGTTATGCTGATACTTCGGTCTTGAAGATAGCTACCCCATACGCATTCTGTATAGGAGGGTTGGTTAGCGCTTGGAGTGCCGGTGCGAGCGTGGTCGCATTCCATTGGGTAGCCGGTTGGGTGACTATCGGGGTTACTGAACTGCAAGTACCTACCAGTATTTTACCACTATCAGACACCGCGAACACCTCAGAGCTAGTCACGCCCGGCTCAGGGTTTATCCCTGCTGGCAGTTCTAATCTTTGTAGCCCGGTAGCCTGTGTCCAAACCCCGGCGAAATCATCAGCTAATACAGCCACGATAGAGCCGTCGTACGAAAATGCTGTAACTTGGCTATATCCGGCGGCTATCCCTAACTCATGAGCGTGTCCGTCTGCTGTCCAGATGATGGCCCGGTTGTTAGTTCCATCGGCGGCGTATGCGTTCCCCCCAATTAACTTACCATCGCCGGAAATTGCGAACGCAAAGCTATGCGCCGCCCCCGAGGGCATGTCCATTTCCTGAAACCCCGTTGCCGCAGTCCAGCGAAAAACGCTGTGGTAAGTGTCTGTGATCCCCTGCCCGAGCGCAGAGAGAAACTCACCAGTAGCGGATACCGCCATTACCGCTCCGTCCGAGGATAACCCTCGGCAGTACGCGTCGGAACCGCCGATGGGGGAGTAGTTTGGCGCCCCTAGATTCTCCCCCCCTGTCTCAATCGTCCAACGAAAAACATTGATTGTGGGTTGTCCGGTATATGTATGCACACTACCCCGCCCATCGCCAACTATTATCTTACCGTTGTGAGAGACCCCCCGCGCAGCACCATCCGCTATCCAATACTGCATCTGCAGCACCTGCACCATATCTTTCTTCTTGCGGTCCCATAGCACGGGTTGATTATAGTCTTGGCCTACTATTATAGACCCGTCACCAGATATGGCGTAGGCTACGCCGGGCACTGTGGCGTCTGCTAGTCGGGGTAGTACCACCTGCTTGCCTCCGTTATGCCAGTACACGGGTGCGCTCCATCCTGTCACCGGGTCTACGTCTGATCCCACTATTACTGTATTCCACTGAGTGGTGTGGTTGGCTTCTGCAGTGACACGGGGGTTAGGTACGAATGGTGCGTCTATGCGTATGGTATCGTGCCCAAACGTAGATGCAACGGTGATTACTGTGCCATCTGGCATCTGTACCCTGCGAGACAACTGCTGGAGTTTACTGAACTCCATGGACTTCTTCAGGATGTCGAGTTGCAACGTCGCCTCGCCAGTATACGCCCTCGCCAACGCTGCGTCGCCTGTGTACCCTTTACGGAGCGATATACTAGCCATTGCTGTCACTTCCGCCCACTCGCCGTGTAAGTGCGCTGAACGCAATATCTACCGAGTTTAGCTCGAACTCAGCCCCGTCCACGTTCTGAATCTCAAACTGCCAGTATCGGGCGCTCAAACCTTTGCCGACTTGAACGCGCCGGTTGTATAAGCCTGCGGCTCCTGTCGACGCGAGGGTGTAATCATAGGTACTATTGTCACAGGTCGTAACTCGCAGCAGTAACTCACCGTCGGTACGATACCCCACATACATGTTGTCTACGCGTTTGATGTGGGTTGTGCCGAAGTCTGTAATCCCGAGGCGAGCTACGGCATCTATCGGTGCACCCGCGTCATTCGCCCCTGCCAACGCGAAAATACCCGCATCGCTCGCCCCGAGGTAGACCCCATTGAACTTGGCGAAACTGTTGAAAGGGTAGTTCGTATATGTGCTCAGCGCTTGGCTCTCGGTGTGCATCACAATTGCCGAGAAGTTCGCACCAGTGGACTCGTGCCCGGTTGCCGTCGCTAGTATAAGGGGCAATGCCACTGTCGTGCTAGTTCCTTCTGCACGCAAGTATCCAGCTGACGTTTCTATATATAGCGGTAGCGTAACTGTGGACGAGGCCAATACACCAGTGTAGCCCTGCGCCGCCAATAGCATGCGCGATAGTGACGCAGTTGACGCTCCTTGGACGCCTACTACACCTGTACCCAGCGATACGATCTGCGGCAGCGTCCATGCTGAGGTCCCGACCAGTTGGGTGATTGCTGTCGATGCGGGTACGATATATTCAAGGTAAGCGGCAGAAGAACCAACCTGCCCTACTGCCCCAGAACCGCTTGCGGAGATATTCTGTAGCACTGCGTTAGATACGCTGAGGGAACCACCTACGCCAGTAATATACTGCGGCTCAACATCGCTATACCCAGCTGCGCCTGCAAACGCTATGCCTGAAGCGATGATATTTGGGATAGATTGCGTCACCTGATACACATTAGTTACGCTACCCCCTGCCCCCGTGCCAGCGGCTGTGATTCCTTGCAGATAAATAGCTGGCGATGAGTCAGCTGTGCCATAGGCAGTTATATAGGATAAAGTCGCCGCGCTGTCCCCGCTTAGGGTGCTACCAGTACCTGCCGCAGTGGGGGTTAGTAGCGTCGCCGCACTATCCCCGTATTGGGGTGGTAGCAGCGGCCCTGCCGTAGTGATGTTCTGTAGGGTACCCGCACTAGTACCGACCAAGCCTGATATTATGTTCTGCAGCGTGGCCGAGCTGTCCCCCGAAGCTGGCGAGGGGATAATAGTAGCCGTAGACGTCGCCCAAGTAATACCATCCGAGCTAACTACGGCATACTCCGCGCCATTGGCATACGATACCGCGCAGAATACCGTGCCGTTCCATATTATGTCTGTCCAGTACGCGTATGTTGGCAGCGAACCCTGTGTCCATGTGACACCGTCGGGGCTGGTTGCGTATGCGTTACGCGCACCATTACCGACGGCAGCGACGGTGCAAAATATGGTGCCGTTCCACGCGATGGCGTCCCAGTACCCGACTGGCATCGTGGTATATAGCGTCCACGTGATACCGTCGGGGCTGGTTGCGACATTGCTCGAATAGTATCCTGGGATGGAGAATACCGTGCCGTTCCACGCGATAGCGCACCAGCCGGTAGTTGCTGGTAACGTCTGCTGTGTCCACGTGATACCGTCTGGACTGGTAGCGGCTATAGTTGAGTTGTAGCTAACAGCACAGAATACTGTGCCGTTCCATGCTAGGGTGTACCAGTTTGCGGTTGCTGGTAGTGTCCGTTGTGTCCACGTGATACCGTCGGGGCTGGTAGCGGCTATATCTGAGTAGTAGCTAATAGCACAGAATACCGTTCCGTTCCACGCTACGTCGTACCAGTCCGTGTTTGCCGGTAGTGTACGTTGTGTCCAGTGAACGCCGTCCGGGCTAGTCAGTGCTATATTTGTGCCATCAGCTACAGCACAAAATACAGTGCCATTCCACGCAATAGAGCGCCAGTTCTGGGATACTGGCAGCGTGTTTCGTATCCAGTTAGTACCATCCGAGCTAGTCGAGGCATAGCTGGTACCGAAGTCTACGGAACAAAATACGGTACCGTTCCACGCTACCGAGCGCCCATACACGGTGGGGGGGATTATGACTGGCACTTATACGCTCCTATCGCGAGATAAAGATCGCATTACAGTGTTGGCAGGGTGCGAGTCCACGTAGAAATCGTCGTCGTTGCCGTCGCTGACAGTGCGGTACTGCTCAGATTCAGCTCCGCCCCAGATGTTGCAATTGCCCCATCTTCGCGGTTGTACTTAGCAGCGTTATCCGCGGCACCTGTATCCGCCACACTACCGTACATACGATACCAGCCCGCTGTACCGGACACCCCGTTTACCCCCGTCCATGATTGCGAGCTGAGCTTAGATAATACCGCATTAGCCGCTGCGCCGAAAAACAATCCGTTTATCCCAGCTACACCGCCTGACATATTAGCCACGGACGTTGTGATTGTGGTGGATGTAGCTGCCACTACGAAGCCGTTAGGATTTACCCCTGTACCCGGCCGCGCGGTAATGGTTATTACCGCTCCGCTCGATGTTATATCATAGTCAACTGCTGACTGATAGTTTTCACACTGCGCAGCAACGTCAGACGCTGTCTGGGTTAAGGAGGTGTTGAATGGTACTGAGGTACCGAGGATATTCACACCGTTAACAGAGATTGAGTCTACCGACCCTGCGGCACCTGCAGTGAGGGTAACAGAACCACTCGCCAAAACTTCGTTAGTAATCGCCGCGCTGTTATTGGTGATGGTACACAGTAGCGTTCCAGTTACCGCCGAGTCAGCGTTAGCTGGCTGTGCGCCCGTGTATATCTCGATGCGGCCACCTTGGAGCGCCTGTTTAAGTGAACCTTTTGCAGCCATAAAGTTGCGGATTGCGGTGCTGTAACGTAATGCCATGGTAATTCTCCTAGTAGTTTGAAACTGCGATAAATCGGTTTGGGCCGTCTTGGAACTGGGCCGCGCCGCGCCCGGATGCTGAGAACCCATAACGGGTTCGAGTTAAGTTTTTTATTTCCAGTGAAGGCATACCAACGCACAGACCCTGCGTCGTTAGCCATACTGGTAGGGGTCTAGCCCCAGCGGAGTCGTCACCGAACAGCGAGCCATCGACATAATCTATTGCCCCAATGATGGCGCCGTAGTCTGTCTTTGGGATGTATTGGAAAGCGTCTGGGTCACTACCTACCAGCACGCCGCAACTACGATCAGTTCCAATGAAGAAGCCGCTGTCCGTACCTGACTTATCCTCCATTGTCGCGAGCAGCGAAATTCGCCCATCGAGCTGCATGTAATTACGCAGGTCGAATAGCTCTAGTGCGTAGGGTTCGGAGAAATATAGGGTGTCGTCTACCGCCACGAACAGACGCCCGTGGTAGTACGCGATAAGCTGCCCTGCTGGTGGCGGCCCCATAAACTGGTTCACCAGCGGCGTGTTTAGCTCGGACGTATCGTTCTGGTAGTCTGCGCTGAGGGTGGCGTTATCGAGCACCAGAGCAAGGTACATGACCTCGCCATTCGGTGTCGATAGGTACACCCCCTTACTAACAACGTCAGGGTCTGTCGAAACTGGCAGCGTAAACACTAATCCGGAGCCATCCCCGAGCGTAACCGCACCCGCTATGGACGCCCCAGACTCCTGGCCGTCGCGTCGGAAGTACGTCATGGTAAATTGGTAAGTACCCGCAGGCATATTACCCACAGTCACTTCGGGGTAAGGCAGTTCAGGGACTAATATCCCCCAGGTACGGGATGCCCCATTCTCCACGATGCCGGTCTGCTCGCCGTTAGTAAAGTAGATTCTATCGCTCTCCGCGACGTAGCTCATGAACAGCCCCGCAGTTAGGCCGTCGCGTAGTATAGAGGCTGAATAGGATGCGTCGAGCTGGTTAAGCTGGCTCCCAGAAACAAAGAGGGCAATCGAACCGCCCGCCCACAGGGAATGAGCTGCGCCTGCCCGGACGCTAGTGTACCCGTTGCGGCGAGACATCCTGCCACTGGTGTCGATATCTATGTTCTGTGCGACCGCCAAGTCGCCCGGATTGAAGCGGTCAGGGTCGACGTTGTTACGCAGTCCGGCGAAGTTCGTATAGAACCCGGATGGTGAACTGCGTACTTGAGTGTCGACCGCCATAGTATCTCCGCCTCGCTCCAAATGCTTCGGATTATATCAGACTATTACCTTGGATAAAGTCTATCAAAGTATTTAATCTTGCGGCGCAGGTTTCGTAGTCTTTGTTGACGTCTGCGACCCAGTAAGCGATGTCTGTATCCGAGGCAGATGCGCCGGCATCTTCTGCAGTAGGTTTGCCGGGGGTGGTACCAATTCGTGCTGTGTCGCCGGGCTGCAGCAAGCGGACAGCATCAGAACCGAGACAGAGCCTGCCAGTAGTGTATTTCGGGACATACTTGATAACCTCCACGGTTTTAGTGATGATAGTACCCTCGGCCACGGCTAGGTGACCAGAGAGCGCATTGTTAAGTGCTACGTACTTGGCCACATTCGCAGCGTGAGCTTTATCTGCGACGACCTGCGCTGCATCCGCCTTGGCCTGCACGTGTGCCTCACCCTGTAGGTAACCGAAGCCGAACATGATCGCCGCAGCAGCAGCAGCGATGAGTATGCGATATTGTAGGGGTATTAGGCTAAGCATTGGTTTCTCCCATGCACTGTTTATACTCGGTCTGCCGACGGAGCGTAAGCCCCTTCAACGGCTTGCCGTGGAACTTATCCCAGACCAATATCTGCTGGCAGGCACCCGCGTAGTCCTGCTGGTTTAGCTTGCGCACCAGCGTCGAGTTACAGAAGGCACCATGACCTATATTATAAGTCAAGTCTACGTACGCGTCGTATTCGTACTGGTACAACGGTACCTTAACGCAGTTCTTAATCGCGCCCTCAAACTTCTGCACACTGGCTAAAGACCTAGCTAGCGCTACTGGCGGGGTGGTATGGTCACCCATTTTTACGCCGTCCGTTGTGCCAAACCCGATAGTTGGTACGTCGCCTTTGACTGGGATGACTGCGGTGTCAGTGTAGCCTTCGTGCATGACAATCCCCACCAGTGCAGACGCGGACAGAGTCAACCCAGCGATGGCGTTCCGAGTACGTGGTTGTATCATTTCCACACCCATAGCCAGAGCGCGATGGCGCATGCCCCTACAGTTAAGAACGCGCACATGCTCATGGCGCGTCACCCCGCATCTTTGGCTGCGCTACTAATCTGGCTGCAAACGCTCCACCGACGACGATGAAGCTCAAGGCAGCGAACAGGTTAGGTGGCACTACATCCGTAAATTGCGGCAGGATTACCTCTGCGCCAGACAGCAGGCTCGCCAGCAACATCAGCCGGATGCTCCATGCTTTTTTCAGTATCAACTTCCAGTCAGCTACGAGTTGCATAGTATCTCCTATTTAGCAATACGTTAATTCTAGTTATCCGTCTCGATATACAAAGACGAAATATCCAACCCTACCGCCAACGCAGTTGCGTTGTTGCTCCTCCAAAATCGAGGTGCCAACAGCGTAGTGCTGATAGGTGTCTGTACGCCCGGTGTAGCTGGCGTGATGACGCCTGCAGCACTATACGCTGTTCCGATGCGGTCAACTTGGTACGCGACTGTACCGTTCAGATTATTTGACGCGAACAGGGTCAAGTCATACATCTGCCCGCCGCTTGCCCCTGCCGCCAGCATAGGGGGGAAGTTAGTGCCTAGCGCTATCGCAGTCTGCGCTGCAGACCCCCCGTACACAATATATAGCTGGGTCGAGTCTGTCGACAGTTGTGCTATGCCGATACTGTTCGTCAATGTGTTTGGCTCGACGTTAGTTGGCGCTGCGACACTTGACGAAATCCCGACAAATGCGCGTGCTCCAGCCACTGCTGCTGCATCAGAAAATCCGAACCTGAATACCGCAAATACGCCCCCTAGCCCAGTCCCGTCACCAGTAGTATATGCCGCGGTCGCCCAATACCTACCCCCTAGAGAGCCCGCAGTAGCGGCTGATACCGAGCCGTTCCGTATCGAGCGCGTAAACCCATTCGTTGTGGTTACCGCGCGTGCGGTATCTGTGCCTACTACTGTGGGTAGTGCTATACCATATACCCAGCCTGCGCCAGAATTAGAGGTAACCGCCCCTGCCACAGGGGAATACACCCCCAGTTTATTCGCGAATAGCGAAGCCTGCAACGCTGTGATATTCCCGCCCGAATACATCACCGAAGGGAATTGCCGTGCCCCCACATCCCTGCCTATAAGCTTTAACTTACCTGTTGATGGCGCTACAGGTGACGCACTACTCGCAAGCATCAGGTCGCCATTATCTATAGATAGGTTAGCCGCCCCACCCATTGCCCCGGAATTGTTGTACTGTACCTGCCCTGAACTACCAGCCGGCGCTGCCGTTGCAGTTGGCGTCGACCACGCGCCGTCACCACGAAGGAACGTAGAGGTAGACGCCGCACCTGTACCGAGAGCAGCGGGCGTGAGTGTGTCCACTGATGCTATCTGCGCCAGCGACCCGGATGAATTGACGATGAGTGGTTTAACAGCGGCCATGACCCATTAAGCCAATAATATTGGAAGCTCTGATTGGAAATTTAGTGCGGTTGCCGACAGCGCAAAACCCACCACTTGAACAGACTGCCCTGATGTAGTCGGCGCTGCCGACACAGACTTACCCGCTGCTGTTGCAGATAGGAATTGTCTGCCTGGAGTTAGACCCGTACACTGCGTATTTGTGCCTTCAAAGTACACGGTTGCAGCTGCGGAAGACGCAAACGCTGCCAGCACAAAACCATGTGCCTCTTTACCAGAAACAGAGCCGTCAGCCTTGCGCACGTTTGCTGTGCCAGCATTATTCCATACGTTTACCAAGTCGCCTGCCGATAGCGCTTCCGACGCTACGAGTGCAGCTGTATCCGCACCTACACCAACCGGAAGAACTGTCGAATCGAGTCGCCCTGATGCGTCCAACTTTGCAATTTTATTGGCAGCAGAAGTCACAGTCGCGTTAAGGATGGTGTCGTCGAGAATGCCAGACGCATTTAGTGCTGCTAACTTACCAGAGTCGCCAGCGCCAGCGGAAGTGGTCTTAGAATTGACGATAGTGGAGTCAAGAATACCGCTTGAATTTAGCAGCGGGACTTTAGCTGCGTCACCAGCGCCAGCGGAGGTGTTTTTGGCGTTGATTAGCGTAGGGTCAATAATGCCGTTCGCTGTCGTTGCTACAAGTTTACTCGCGTCACTCACACCCGCAGAGGTGCTGATTGATGCCACTTCGGTTAGTGCTCCGGCGTTATTTGTTACTACTTTTTGAGATAGGGCACCCATTTGCTACTCCTATAAAATAATGATTGGGGACTGAATGTTGATAAACATCGAGGTTGCCGCTACTGGGAAACCTACGATCAGGGTAAACACCGCTGGTAGTGCTGGCGGCGTCTGTGTTAGATGCCCATCTGTTGACAGGTAAACTGGTGTGTCAAGTATCCAATTCCATGTTGGCTCTACTAACTCGCCAAAATTCTGTATGTAGGCGGTAGCGCTAACGTCAGCTGCCCCCGTAGTCATCCCCAACACTCTGTTGGCGTGCGTGACATTATCATTGCTCGCGTACATAGCCCCGCCTGTAGAGTCCAAGGTAACCATTCTATGCCCACTTAGTGCTATAGACGCGGGATACGTGTATATACCATCCCCCGGTGGTCCTGGGTCCCCGGGGATACCCTGAATACCCTGCTGGCCATCTAGCCCGCGTGGACCTGGAGCCCCTTGGCCGCCTACTGCTACGACAACGGTTTCTACGACCGCTATTGGCACAACCTGAACAGCCGCTACCTCTACCCCAGATGTTACTGGGGCTTCGACGGCTACTACTTGCTGGCTGACCACATCGACCATAACTACTTCATGCCTCGTACGCTAGTCTCAAGCACCTCGGTACGTCGTGCCAAGTCATCTATGCGTAGCGTAGTTAGCGCCAGGTCACGGTGGGCATCATTCTGCGTATACTGCGCCGCTCTAAACTCTGTAACCATTGCTGTTAGCGCGTCCATCTTGGCTGACTGTGTAGCGGCCCACCAAATAGCCCCCGCGCTCTGTATCAATAGCATAGCTATTAAGGCAATGGGTATTTCCTTACCGACATGCCATCTATCGTCGCGTCTGTTCTCTGTGCTATCTGCAACATCGTCCATGCTATCCCCTATGTTTGTGGCTGATTACTTGACTACTTCTGCACTGACGATAAACACCCCGTCTATCAGGGGGGTAACTATCTCGCCAGCCACACCGCTTATCAGCGTGGCTATTACCATCTCCATGCCATACACGTAGCTACCAACAGCGAGTGCTGCAGACTGCGTGGAGGTGATATTGAGGGTAATGGTCTTGAGTACGTTATCTATAGTGATACCACCGTTCTCAGTGGTGAGCTGGAGAACGCTCGTGGTATCAGCTATCTTGTTTTTGATGTACAGCCGAGCTGTGTAGCTGGTCATATCGACTGGGAGGTTGTAAACCAGCACGCCGCCAGATACATACGCGCTGTACCCAAGGGCGTTAGTATCGTTGAAGCTAACTGTACTCGCGTCTATCACGGTGGTCGCGTGGTAGTCTTTACTTTTTGGCGGGGTGTTCAGCGCGTTAAGCTGCTTCATCCCCTGCACTGACTGCACCGCCGCCCGCCAACCGTCTGGAATGCCGTGAGCTGCTGAGGTTATCCGCACCGGTGCGGACTGCGCTATCGCTGTGATAGGTGCGTATACAACTGTGGAAGATTCCCAGCGCAGCACTCTGCTAAACGTGCTTCCTTGCTTTATGTTAAAGTCCGTCACTGGCTTATCCCCGTATTTGCATATCCATAGTCTTGCTGGATTTGCGGTAAGTTGCGTATAGGTGCCATGATACCAGTACCTGAGATTTGTGCAACTGCCCGCGCTGCTGCCCGCTTAGCTAATACCGAGCTTAGGTCTATAGCGTAGTTCGGGGCGTTGTGATTGTGTGCCTCTATTGCTGCTGCAGTCTCTGGGGTCATGTTGCCCGTACGCTCAATTTCGATGGCTGCACGGTTGCCCAGCTGCGCCTTGGTCTTGTTCATAGCTGCGTTGGTAAGCTGGAACGACCGGGTCGCCTCTGATTGCTCAGCTTTCTTGGATGGGGTAAACCCTAGCCCTTGGGTTACTACATCTGTCCATGATGGGTCTACCGGGATAGTATTGCCGTTGGACGTAGCGGTGTACCCGTCGGTACCAATGTTGGCTGCCTTGGCTACGTTTCTCAACGCGAGCGGAAGCCCAGCAGCAAGCCCACCCATGACATCCCCGTTAGCGATCATGGTGCCACCCTTATAGATATCCAGAGCGCTACCTACAGCTGGACCTAGCAGGCCAGTTGAACCATCCTTTATCTTATCGAGGAAGTCCCGGCGGTCTGTCATGAACTGCGACCCTGGGATAATAGTCTGCAGCCCAGCACGCCCAGACGTCTCTACGCCAACGGCACGGGTAGCACCACGTGCAATTATCTCCCCTAGGTCTTTACCCGCCCAGCTATCTATCCAATTGCGATACATAGTCTGTGTATCTACTGGAGGGTCATCGTCACCGCCACCTATACTCCCTATCGCGTTGGCTAAGGCGAACGCAACGCTGGCCAGTGGCATGCCCATAGTGCCTGCGAGGATGCCGGAAGTGGCGAATACTCCTGCCAGCTGCTTGCGTGCCACTGCCTTATACGCTGCACGTTCCTCAGCGCTTCCTAGGGTCTTATTGTCTATCACTGAGTTAACTGCCAGACGAGCCAGCAGTTCCGTTACTTGGAACGCGTAGTTCTGGAACGAGCTTACTAACGGAGTCCACTTACCGAGAGCGCCGTGTCTACCCAGAATCCGTGCAGTGTTGCTGTCAGAGTAGTCCAACTGAGTCTCACCTGTAACATCAACCCCAGCAGCAATTGCACGGGCGGTCGCCTTATCCAGCGCATCTCCGGTCAATTTCTTGCCGTTACTACTCCGCTCCATGCTCAGATTGTATCCGGCTAGGCCAGCTGTCAGACGGTTCATAAGCTCAGAGTAGTGGCTAAATACGCCCAGAACCTTAGCTCCGGTCGCGATATTCGCCTCCATCTGTGAGTTACCGCCTTTCGCCAATCTGCCTACTTCGTTAGACTGCGACCGCTCTAGCTGGCCACTGGCTAGTAGGTGGCGGATAAACTGCTCCTCACCAGGGGTCAGCTCTAAACCTTCATACACCAGTTCGGCGTCTACCACCGCGTTTGCCTTAGCGATAACGCCCTCTACGCCAGATGCGCCTTTTGCCTGCTCATTAGCGGCCTTGACTGTAGCAGCGATAATCTTCATAGCCTTGCTACTAGACGCCGCCAGCTCTTTAGCTGACTTAACAAACCCATACTTGCCACCCAATACTGGCAGCGTCAGGTGGTATGGCTGCATCAAGTTTACCAGCGTAAATGCTGGGCTGAGTGCCAGATAGAAGTGGTAGCCAAAGGCTTTCGCCGCGTCGATATTCGGGGATAATACTGGGGTCAAGCTGTTAGCGTATCTAGTCGCCAGCTCGCGGGCTACCGCCTGACCTTTGATGACTGTGTCCGTAGTGTCTGCTTTGGTCGGGTTGACCGCCTTCATGTCCTTAATAGCCTGCTGCAGCTCGTGGAACGCGCCATCATACATGTGCATGGTGTACGCGTTCGATACCATTGCCGTCATGCCCTCCGCACGGTTGGCGTAGTTGCGTAGAAAATCGTTGCTGGCGCCTATAATCCCTTTACGTTCAAGCAAGGCTTTCTGGGCAGATGACTCCGGTAACATGTCCACATACGAACGGCGCATGGCCGATGTCACGCCTGCTCGCTGTTCGTCAGAAAGCCCCAGTTTGTCGAATGAACTATCTAGCTTGCCCATGTTGTTGCGAATGTACGCGGAGACTCCGGAGTGGCTTTGCCCCTCAACCGGCACATCTATGTGCCCGCTGACCAAGGTACTGTTACCTGTCTTAGGGTCGATGTCCACGACTTTGTCGTGCATGGTGGCGATTGTTGCCTTTACCGCTT